ACAACAATCATGATGCAGTAGCAATAGAACATATCAAGAATGATATGAAGAACGCAAAAACTATTTATCAGTTAAGAAAACTAAAGAACTATAAATACAAAGATGCGTTTACCCTTGCTATCAAGAAATATCCTGCGGTTTATAAAGACCTAAATAATTTTTATGAAACAAGGGAAACACAACTAAACACACAAGGAGTAACTCAATGAGTGATAAGATATATATAAAACTTACACACAATAAAGATAAGCAACAAGGAGATAATAGACCTATTTTTGTTGCACCAGTTAATCCAAAAAGTCCAGAAGGTAAAACTTGGAGACTTAATGTAAAGATTGGAGAGACATGGTACAACCAAGCAGGATTTGAGGATCTTGATGAACAAGGTAATCCTACAGGAATTATCAATGTTGTCTTGACACCATCAAATACTGGTTCAGCACCTGCCAAGGCGAGAGTACAGCAGACATCTTTTGCGCAGAACAAGTTTGCAAAAGGTCAAGGATCAGGATATAACAAACCTAACTACAAATATTAATTGTAGTTAAATGGTGTGGCGGAAGTTTTTTTCAGAGCAGCGAATCATGTTGCCTTCCCTTTCTATGGCAATGCTCCCTCTTTATTTGTTTTCTTCTGCCATACCTTTAAAACAATATGAAAATTACAGATATAGACAAAGAGATTAAAAAGAAGATTGTAGCAGATCGTCAAAAAGAATATGGTGATTACCAATACAATTTTACTATACTTGCAGAACTTTTTACCCTAATATTAGCACCCAATTTAAAAAAAAAATTAAAGCCACACCAAGTAGGTCAGCTTATGATAACACTTAAATTATTTAGAAGTACCAAGGGTTATAAAGCAGATAACTATCATGACCTATCCATCTATAATGATATGACTTTTGATCTACACAAAAAAGATATAGACAAAAATGATAAAAACCGATAAGTATATAAGAATTAAGTCTGGCGAAGCAAGTTTTCAACTTGTTGAAAGATTTGATGATGTAAAGAAAGCTGCTGATCCAAACGCACAAGGAGAGTATGTAGAATGTGAAGTAACAACAGTAAAGATAGACTTCACCAAAGTGAAAAAGGAGAAAGATGGAAAAGCTAAAACAGAAGTTCCAAAAGTTGCAAGACCTCCAAAGTAAAAAACATGAGAAGTATCTTGCAGCAGTTGCTAAAGCTAACAAGTTAAAAAGAGATAGCTTTAGATTAATTTGGAAAGTTGAAAAAGCTAAAGAAATGTTAATGAGATAATCATTAACGTAACGATTGAAAAAAAACAAAAAAAACTATAGGGATTCTATGCACTTCTTAAAACAAGAATTTAAAAAACATATAAAAAAAATAAATAATAATGATTTTATTTATGAGCATAAGGTTGCTTTTTATTTACTATCAGATTCACAATTAAAATTATATGAAGATGGTTTTAAAAATGGTTATCAAATTGCACATAAAAAAATTTCAAAAGAAGTTTTACCAAAAAATATAGAAAGAAAAATAATTGGTTATCAATTTAGAAAACCAAAACAATTTGAATTAGATTCAATAATTAATAAAGTTTGTATTAAATATGAAGTTAAAAAAAAAGATTTACTAGGTAAACAAAGAACAAAAGATATTGTACGAGCTAGAAATATTATTCATAATATATTTAATGAAAAGTATAAAATGAGTTTAACAGATATAGGTAAAATTTTTAATCAAGATCACACTACTGTTAATTATTCTATACAAATGAAATATAATAAAAGATACTATTGGTCAGTTGATCAAACTATTTGGCAAGAATTTAATGATTTAATTAAGTCCTAGCGTAGTTTGGTCTTTTACCTTTTCTTGATCTTCTTTCAGCACTTTGTTTTCTTGATACAGCAGCACGTCTTTGTGATGGTGTCATGGCTCTAGCTTTTGCAGCAGGTACACATTTAGGATAGTTACGTCTTTTCTCTCCTTTACTTCTACCACACTTGGGAAAGCCACCACCCTTCTTTGGATTAGCAATGTCTACCCAATTAGCTCTTACCCATGAACGTAAACCTTTTGACATTACTTTCTTTTTTTTCTTGTACGTTTAGGTTTTATTCTACCACTACATACACCAGCAGCATACATGTTTGCATAAGCTGAAGGATATACTTTAAACTTTCTTTTAGCAGCAGCTTTACCTTTTGCACAAAGTTTAGCCATATCTTTTCTTTCTACTCTTTCTTAACTTTGCAAAGTCAGCTCCTGTGATCCTATCTCTAGGTTCAGCAACACGAGCTATCTTCATTTGTTTTTTACTATATTTTTTTACCTTTACCTGGCATTATCTTTTACCTTTCATCTTCATGCCTTTTTTCTTCTTATCCATTTTCTTTTTTTTACCCATAGGTTTCTTCATCTTTTTTCCATAGTGTCCTGGCATTGTGCCTCCTTTTTTATATTACAGTATTTATCAAAACAAGAACCATCTCTACCATCATGGCAAAAATGCTTCTTCTCTCCATTTATAATCCATCCACCCATTGTATTCAACAATTCTTTTTCACACATATTGCAGTACCCACAAACAAAAATTCTATTTTTAGTTTTATTCCAAGTCTTTCTTACCATTTTTTACAAGACCAATAACGTGCTGTAAATTTATCAGTTGCTGTATTACATCTATGTCTTGCTCTGAAACTTTTTCTAGCTGCTGGATTCGATTTACGAATTTTCATGTTGGCATCTCCATACCTGATAATTTTTGATTTGCCACCTTTACATGCTTTGACTACAAATTTTTTACCACCTTGAACTTGTCTTTTAGGCGTGTTGCATTTCATTTTTGATTTATCTATTGCCATATTAATCTATAATTTTTGTAATTTTTTTTTGACCCATGTATATTTCAGTTACAGCATTTACTTTTTTACATTCAAATCTAACAGATTGCGGATTGACTTCACGAATAGCAACACGCTTTGATTTTAAACATTTGCTTAAACTCTCTTTGTAAGTATGCTCAACCATATCGTTATTTAGATACATTATTAGAGCTATAACCATTTCCATTTTCTCTTACCTTATCTTTTAATTTTTCTACATCATCACGTAATCTTTCAATATCTTTTATCATTCTTTGAATATTTACGCCATTGTGCATCATTTCATCTACACGCACTATAGTCTTTTCTAGGTCAGATGCCAATGATTCTTGTATTAAAAATTGTTCTTGGTCCACAGGTTTTTGATCAGATGCTTTGAGTAAATCAGATTGCATAAGCTCACGACTTGTCTCTAAAGATGTAAGTCTAGCAGTAAGTTCTGTGTAAGCAAATATACCTGCTGATACAGCTACTATAATACCAATCATGTTTTTGATTGGCATTGCTACTGATGTGTTTTCACTTACCTTCATCTTCCTTGTCCTCTATACTTTTTCCTATCAAATTTTTTGTTAGGTTTTTTTGCATGTCGTCTAGGTCTTTTTTTTGGTTTTTCTCTTGGAACGAAGTCTTTGAATTTTTTTTTTGCCATAACCTTGTTGTGATAAGTGTGTTATTTTTTTGCCATATTGTTGTGCAAAATTTTTTCTTATCATTTTTTTCTCATTATGTCTGCACCTTTTAAACCATAGATAGCTGATACAACACCTATAAATATGGCTTGATACCAGTATGGTAAGTTCTTAAAGTATTCAAAAAATAAATCTAACTTTATCCGAATGTCAGGATCGTCAGAGAAACAAGACCAAGCCAGTAGAAGAATAGGCAAAGATACGAGAACAAGGACAAATTCGTCTTTCCAACCATTATCATTGCTCTCAATAATTTTCGCTTTATATTCAATTTCACCTTTCGCCATTTGCTCTGCATGACGCATTTGAGCATCTGACATCAACTGCTTTGTTCTTTGCTTATTCTGATATAACTTAGCTCCTGTTTTTACACCTAATGATAATAAATTCAACCACATTATCCTGCTACCTTTCCATCTTTCCACTTCATGTCAGGTAAGCCATTGTCAAACTTTTTACCATCATAAGTTAAGACTTGTTTTCTGTTTGATCCTTTTTCATTGTATGATACATGAACCCAACCACCAGCAGGATCATCTGGATTGTAGAACTCCAAAATAAGTTGGTCGAAATCACAATTATTTTGAATCCAATAAGCTACTTGAATGTTAGGTATGCCACCAATCTCAAAGTCTACTGCTTGACCCTTTGCGTGTTGTGAAGTTTTTTTTGAGCCAATAGCCTCGCATAATGCTTCTGATCTATAACCTGATGTAATAGTTATAGGTTTTTCAAACTTAGCTCTTACTGGTTCTAGTATTTCATAACAAACGTTCTCAAGGTTTTTAATATCACCAGCTCCAGGTGTATTGTCTATACCTTTACGAGTTGCTGTCATTGACTTTGTAAATTCTTCTAGTTTGAAATGTTTAGATAGTTGCATAGAT